GTATCCCATGTCTTCCCCTACATTCCCTTACCATATATCCCAATAGAATCCATAGCACCATGCACCCGTATGCCTTGACCTATCGCCTGAGGCATTCCCTTGCCTTTCCTTGCCACTTCCCACACCCACCACTACCTACCTACACAAACCTACATACAAGGCAAAACAGACCACTTTCCCGACCTTAGATGACACGTAGCACTCAGACACACACCCATACACCAAAAACTTAATTCGTAGGCACTCGGTTAGAGTATTCCGAAACCCCATTCCGAAGCCACCCCCTCACAGGTACGGGGTGTCCCACCCTAGTCGATGTCTTTTTTGTTTTTCTTTATGGGTATATTTTTTTTTCAATTTTTTTTGTAAGGGAAGAAGTAAATTATCTTTGAAACGTTTTTCGTTCTTTCATGGTTTTAGTGTTCCCCTGGCATTTCTATGCTGGGGGTTATTTTTATAAAAAATATTTAAATTATTTTTTGGGAAATAGAAAAATCTTACCTAACATTGCATCATAAATCACTAAAAAAAACACCATGACTTTACAAGAACAACTACAGGATGCCGATAGCATCTTTAAAAAAATCCATCAGCTTTGCAAGCAAGGTTCTTATCAAGAAGCTTACGAGGTTATTCAAACTGAAAATCCGCCACAGTCGTGGATTATAGAGCTTGACTCTCGTTTGAAAAAGGGAGAAAAGTATAAGACAATTAAGATTGAATTACTAGAAGCTGCGGTAAGAAAAATTTTCGGTGTTTGCGAACTGCGAACAATTGAGCAGCCAATTATTCATCAAGACAAATCAGGTATAATATCCGTTACCGTTATTTCTAAAATTGAAACTAGGCACTTAGAAGGAAAGCCATATCCTTTAGTACTTTCTGGAATAGCTACCGAGGTTGTTGACAGTGCAAAATTACTTCCACTTGCAACCCCAAAAGCATCAAGTATGGCAGTAAAAAATGCAATAAAACAACTAGGAAAATTGTTTGGAAAATATCTAAATAATGAAGCCGAAGAGGTAGAACTTCCCATAGAGTCAGATGAAAATCATCTAACACCAGAACAGGAGTTGCAGGCTATTACAGAAGGTATACTTGCATCAAAAACACAAGCAGACCTAAAGTCTTGGAGACATCTTGTTTACGCTAAGAAAAACGCACAGCAACAGGACCTATACGAATCTAAATTGAGACAACTACAAAGTGTAATCAACTGATATGGAAAAGGCAATATTTAAATTTAATGGAGGTCTTGGAGCTTTATTGTGCTCTAATTGCAGAGTAATAATGAGGACTGCTAAAGATTTCTCAGAAGAAGAATTGAAAGGGATTAGAGGAGAATTGGAATACGATTTGCCCCCTAAATTTTGCGATGAATGTGTTATAAAAGTCGCCAAAACACCCAAAAATGTATGATATATGGCACATTATACACAAAAACATGGTTTAATGTAGGAAATATGCTACATTATCAAAACTTGCAAAAAATGCAAATGTTTATAATGGAAAAAAATCTCTAAAAAGCATGAATTAATGGAAAAAATTCATGCAATTGTCGGAAATATTCCGAAATAACACTAAAAATTCAACATTATGAGTAAAGTAAACTGGGATGAGGTATTGTTTAGATGCTCATGCATCGGAAAAATTATGACAGAAGGTAAAGGTTCTGTCTTTACAGAGAAACAACAACAGGAACTAGAACGCCTGCAAGGACTTCCCAAACGCACAGAGAAGCAAGAATCAACAATATTAGAGCTTATATCAAAGAAAGATGCACCCCCAAAGCTTAGTGATACATGTATAAGCTATCTAAAGGAAGTATTCGTCTTTAATAAGTATGGCAAAGAACCTGTAGGTGGAGCTGAAAGAAGTAAATACACCCTAAAAGGAAAGGCTGTAGAGGAAGAATCAATAATGATGCTGAGCCGCATAGATTCGCAAATATACGAGAAGAACTCAGAAAGGATAAAGAATAGTTACCTAACTGGTGAACCTGATATTATAGTATCAAATGACGGTGTTGCAACAAAAATCATAGACATTAAATCAAGCTACGATTTCGCCACCCTATTATCCAATTACGGGTTTTCCCTCAACCCATTGTATCATGCTCAAGTACAGGGCTATATGGCTCTTACAGGGGCTACAGAAGCCGAAATATGCTATTGCTTAGTAAACATGCCACAGGAGATAATACAAAGCGAAAAGAAGCGTATATTCTATGCCATCAACCCAGTGACAGAAGAAGACCCGTTTTATAAGAAATCAATAGAAAGAATAGAATGGAACATGACATTTGATGAGATTCCTATTAATGAAAGAGTTTTAAGATTTCCTGTTCCAAGAGATGAAGATTATATTCAGAAAGTTTATAGGCGAATTGAAGAATGTCGTTCTTGGTTAAAAGAATTTGATGAAATTTATGTAAATTTGAATAATCTTAAAAATGCAACAATATGATACAAAATACCACAAATGTAACAGACTCGGTTAGGATATCAAAAGATATATTTGAGAAAATAAAAATTATATCAAAATTAAAAGGTCAAACAATATCTGGTTATGTTAATGTTAACCTATCAAAACAGGTTGATAAAGATTGGTTTAAATTTCAAAATAAACATGAGAAAAAAAACAGTATTTGAAATAACGCCTCAAACAAATGTAAGAGCCACTCAAGGAGACAGGATTCTTTTTAGAATACCAAGAGAAAAATTAAGACCTCCTGGATTCAAAAGATTGCTTCGTCTTGAAAAATATAATGAATATAAATTATCTTTAGCTGAGCTTGCAAGGATTAAAAGATTCTCTCCACCAGAACAAGGTGGTCATCTCATCTTTTACATTCCTGTCCCAAAGACATGGAAAATTTATAAGAAGTCTGAAATGCATATGAAATTGCATCAGTCAACGCCAGATTGGGATAATCTTTCCAAAGCTTTTTTTGATGCTCTTATGTCGCAAGATAAATCGATTGCAGATGTTAGAGTTACTAAGAAGTGGATTAATGCCGAAAATGGTTATATAGAGTTTATAGAATATTTGCCAGAATTTCGTTCAAATGATGTATTAATTTAGTATCTTAGTGTATGCCTAAATTAAGATTAAAATCTGCAGCCTGGACTCGAAAAGAGGGTCAAAATCCTAAAGGAGGATTAAACGAAAAAGGTAGAGCTTCTTATAACGCTGAAACTGGAGGTCATCTAAAAGCTCCTGTTAAAGGTGGAACTAATCCAAGAAGAGTTTCTTTTGCTGCAAGATTTGCAGGAATGAAAGGTCCAATGGAAAAACCAAATGGAGAGCCTACTAGAAAAGCCCTTGCCTTAAAAGCTTGGGGTTTCAACAGTGTACAGAGTGCAAAAAACTTTGCTAATTCACATAAGAAATAATTATAACTTACTCCCATGACTTGCCCACCCAAAAGGTGGGTTTTTTTATGCCCGTAGTTTGCCCAATGTGGTTGTCTTCGTTGTGCATCGTAGTTTGTGAGTATTATATACGCACATGCTAACTCATTGATTATCAATTACTTATGCAATGTGTAGGTTTTTACATGTAAAAACCTACACATTGCATAAGTAATTGATAATCAATGAGTTAGCATGTGCGTATATAATACTCACAAACTACGATGCACAACGAAGACAACCACATTGGGCAAACTACGGGCATAAAAAAACCCACCTTTTGGGTGGGCAAGTCATGGGAGTAAGTTATAATTATTTCTTATGTGAATTAGCAAAGTTTTTTGCACTCTGTACACTGTTGAAACCCCAAGCTTTTAAGGCAAGGGCTTTTCTAGTAGGCTCTCCATTTGGTTTTTCCATTGGACCTTTCATTCCTGCAAATCTTGCAGCAAAAGAAACTCTTCTTGGATTAGTTCCACCTTTAACAGGAGCTTTTAGATGACCTCCAGTTTCAGCGTTATAAGAAGCTCTACCTTTTTCGTTTAATCCTCCTTTAGGATTTTGACCCTCTTTTCGAGTCCAGGCTGCAGATTTTAATCTTAATTTAGGCATACACTAAGATACTAAATTAATACATCATTTGAACGAAATTCTGGCAAATATTCTATAAACTCTATATAACCATTTTCGGCATTAATCCACTTCTTAGTAACTCTAACATCTGCAATCGATTTATCTTGCGACATAAGAGCATCAAAAAAAGCTTTGGAAAGATTATCCCAATCTGGCGTTGACTGATGCAATTTCATATGCATTTCAGACTTCTTATAAATTTTCCATGTCTTTGGGACAGGAATGTAAAAGATGAGATGACCACCTTGTTCTGGTGGAGAGAATCTTTTAATCCTTGCAAGCTCAGCTAAAGATAATTTATATTCATTATATTTTTCAAGACGAAGCAATCTTTTGAATCCAGGAGGTCTTAATTTTTCTCTTGGTATTCTAAAAAGAATCCTGTCTCCTTGAGTGGCTCTTACATTTGTTTGAGGCGTTATTTCAAATACTGTTTTTTTTCTCATGTTTATTTTGAAATTTAAACCAATCTTTATCAACCTGTTTTGATAGGTTAACATTAACATAACCAGATATTGTTTGACCTTTTAATTTTGATATAATTTTTATTTTCTCAAATATATCTTTTGATATCCTAACCGAGTCTGTTACATTTGTGGTATTTTGTATCATATTGTTGCATTTTTAAGATTATTCAAATTTACATAAATTTCATCAAATTCTTTTAACCAAGAACGACATTCTTCAATTCGCCTATAAACTTTCTGAATATAATCTTCATCTCTTGGAACAGGAAATCTTAAAACTCTTTCATTAATAGGAATCTCATCAAATGTCATGTTCCATTCTATTCTTTCTATTGATTTCTTATAAAACGGGTCTTCTTCTGTCACTGGGTTGATGGCATAGAATATACGCTTCTTTTCGCTTTGTATTATCTCCTGTGGCATGTTTACTAAGCAATAGCATATTTCGGCTTCTGTAGCCCCTGTAAGAGCCATATAGCCCTGTACTTGAGCATGATACAATGGGTTGAGGGAAAACCCGTAATTGGATAATAGGGTGGCGAAATCGTAGCTTGATTTAATGTCTATGATTTTTGTTGCAACACCGTCATTTGATACTATAATATCAGGTTCACCAGTTAGGTAACTATTCTTTATCCTTTCTGAGTTCTTCTCGTATATTTGCGAATCTATGCGGCTCAGCATCATTATTGATTCTTCCTCTACAGCCTTTCCTTTTAGGGTGTATTTACTTCTTTCAGCTCCACCTACAGGTTCTTTGCCATACTTATTAAAGACGAATACTTCCTTTAGATAGCTTATACATGTATCACTAAGCTTTGGGGGTGCATCTTTCTTTGATATAAGCTCTAATATTGTTGATTCTTGCTTCTCTGTGCGTTTGGGAAGTCCTTGCAGGCGTTCTAGTTCCTGTTGTTGTTTCTCTGTAAAGACAGAACCTTTACCTTCTGTCATAATTTTTCCGATGCATGAGCATCTAAACAATACCTCATCCCAGTTTACTTTACTCATAATGTTGAATTTTTAGTGTTATTTCGGAATATTTCCGACAATTGCATGAATTTTTTCCATTAATTCATGCTTTTTAGAGATTTTTTTCCATTATAAACATTTGCATTTTTTGCAAGTTTTGATAATGTAGCATATTTCCTACATTAAACCATGTTTTTGTGTATAATGTGCCATATATCATACATTTTTGGGTGTTTTGGCGACTTTTATAACACATTCATCGCAAAATTTAGGGGGCAAATCGTATTCCAATTCTCCTCTAATCCCTTTCAATTCTTCTTCTGAGAAATCTTTAGCAGTCCTCATTATTACTCTGCAATTAGAGCACAATAAAGCTCCAAGACCTCCATTAAATTTAAATATTGCCTTTTCCATATCAGTTGATTACACTTTGTAGTTGTCTCAATTTAGATTCGTATAGGTCCTGTTGCTGTGCGTTTTTCTTAGCGTAAACAAGATGTCTCCAAGACTTTAGGTCTGCTTGTGTTTTTGATGCAAGTATACCTTCTGTAATAGCCTGCAACTCCTGTTCTGGTGTTAGATGATTTTCATCTGACTCTATGGGAAGTTCTACCTCTTCGGCTTCATTATTTAGATATTTTCCAAACAATTTTCCTAGTTGTTTTATTGCATTTTTTACTGCCATACTTGATGCTTTTGGGGTTGCAAGTGGAAGTAATTTTGCACTGTCAACAACCTCGGTAGCTATTCCAGAAAGTACTAAAGGATATGGCTTTCCTTCTAAGTGCCTAGTTTCAATTTTAGAAATAACGGTAACGGATATTATACCTGATTTGTCTTGATGAATAATTGGCTGCTCAATTGTTCGCAGTTCGCAAACACCGAAAATTTTTCTTACCGCAGCTTCTAGTAATTCAATCTTAATTGTCTTATACTTTTCTCCCTTTTTCAAACGAGAGTCAAGCTCTATAATCCACGACTGTGGCGGATTTTCAGTTTGAATAACCTCGTAAGCTTCTTGATAAGAACCTTGCTTGCAAAGCTGATGGATTTTTTTAAAGATGCTATCGGCATCCTGTAGTTGTTCTTGTAAAGTCATGGTGTTTTTTTTAGTGATTTATGATGCAATGTTAGGTAAGATTTTTCTATTTCCCAAAAAATAATTTAAATATTTTTTATAAAAATAACCCCCAGCATAGAAATGCCAGGGGAACACTAAAACCATGAAAGAACGAAAAACGTTTCAAAGATAATTTACTTCTTCCCTTACAAAAAAAATTGAAAAAAAAATATACCCATAAAGAAAAACAAAAAAGACATCGACTAGGGTGGGACACCCCGTACCTGTGAGGGGGTGGCTTCGGAATGGGGTTTCGGAATACTCTAACCGAGTGCCTACGAATTAAGTTTTTGGTGTATGGGTGTGTGTCTGAGTGCTACGTGTCATCTAAGGTCGGGAAAGTGGTCTGTTTTGCCTTGTATGTAGGTTTGTGTAGGTAGGTAGTGGTGGGTGTGGGAAGTGGCAAGGAAAGGCAAGGGAATGCCTCAGGCGATAGGTCAAGGCATACGGGTGCATGGTGCTATGGATTCTATTGGGATATATGGTAAGGGAATGTAGGGGAAGACATGGGATAC